GTTGTTTGCCTACAAAAGTTGCGTAGAATCCACTTAGAGCTGGAAGAAATATTGCATAGTCTTTTTGTTCTGTTGTTAGATTAGTATTCAATTAAATGTCCGTCCTTACAATGTGCTTTCTTAAGGCTCTAACAAGTTCTTCTATTTTGTCTACTACAGAAATCATGTCTTTGTCTGTAATATATTTTTGCTTTTCTCTCAACTTGTCATATTCCTTAAGTGGTATTGTTACTGTACTATTTTCATTTTCAAATGTTTTGTCATCATCATGTATATCAACACTTGTCATAAAACTCCTATTTAGATTGTGCAGGCAAAATATAAGAGTATTGAGCTAAGCCGCTGTCTACCTTAATTTGCATTGCACCTTGATCTGAAATGCTCATAGTAACGTCACCGCTAAGATTTAAAATTGCTTGCACTTCATTTACAGGCCAAGCCCATTTATGACTTAACGAACCATTTACTGCGTTTTGGAATACAAACTCGCCGTAGTGTGTACCTTCATCACCAAAACTAAACACTAAGTCAGTTACACCGCCTGTTTCTCGAGTCTCAACATTAAAATTAGGTTCTTCAGTAAAACCTGCTGTCATAAGTTTCATTCTTTGAATTGAAGCTATACTTGGTGTAAATTCAACGTTCCAAGTTGCACCTTTAAACTTAACAGTTTTTAGTTTTTCTTCAATGATTGCTTGGTTCATAAAGCGATAATCATTTTTAAAGTCACCTGCGTTACTTTCAAAGTGAATGTGCGTTGGAATAGTTTCACCATTGCGTTCGCCGCTTACTACATTAATCTTAGCATCTTTTTGATACTCTGGATTCTTTAAGTGTAGTGCTAGTTTATCTAAATTTGGCATACCAAATGTACTTGTAAATTCTGCTACAGATGTATGTGTTTCTGCACTTAGAATTACAGATCTATTCTCTGCCATACTATCGATTGTTGTTGTTTCATCATTACCAATTTTCACTAGCGATAAAAAGCCTAGCGAATGTGTATGTGCAACGATGTCTTGTAAAATGTCTTTCATATGTTTTCTCCTATTTCAAGTTTTATTATATTATCATTGTTCAAAGAAGTCAAGTAGTTTTCTACACTATATTTAGGTTTAAAGCCAAGTGACTTAATTTTTTCCATATTTGCACAAGTCCAAATGCGTTCATATGGGGTATTTAGGCGGACAGGAAGATTTGGTGCAAAGTCTGATATCCTATATGGAAATCCTGTACCAATGTCGATTGTTCCTGTATACTTACTTTTCATACACAATTCTATAGCATCACATAAATCGTCTATATGTATAAAATCTCTATAGTGTGTTGTTGTATATTCTAGTTCATTATCGATTAGTTTTTGCAAAAACATACCCGGTCTTGGAGTACTAGAATATACTGTATGAAATCTCATTCCTAATGTATTATGGTTTCTTTCAGCGGCTTCTTCCATAATATACTTACTTGCGGCATAAGGGTTTAAATCGGGCTCGTAGGCGCTACTAGAGCTTGCATAAAGCACTCTTGTGTTAGGATAACGTTCAAACAAGCGTTTACTTACTTCTACGTTATTACGCCAGTATCCTGCAGGATCTTTAATACTTTCACGTACTCCGCTTTTACCTGCTAAATGAATAATTAAATCAAATTCTTCTTTAAGATCAATATCGTATAAATCTTGTCCGTCTTTTAAATCAAAACATACTACACTATTGTTCTTAGTGAGTCTTTTTAATAATCGACTACCTATAAATCCTCTATGTCCTGTAAGCATTATATGCATTTTAATTTCTCCCAAGTGTCCTTCCAACCATTTACTTCGTAATTAGAACTGTTACCACGTTTCCTTAACGCTTTCTTTAAAGGATAATCATTACCACCTTCAAACATTGCATCACCAAAGAAGTGTATGGTATCATCTTCTGTAAAATCTAAAAGTATTTGACTCTTGTCTGATCCCTTAGGAGCAATGTCAATACCTGTTTCACCACCTACTGTTGCTTGTAAGTCCGGAAACATCATATTAAATGCATCAGCAATTTTGATACGTTCTTTATTTTCTTCATCAAAGTCTGAATATTGTCTACGTTCGTACAAAGATGCATTGCGTCCTACTACACTAAAGTTTACCATTCCTGGACGTTCTTCGATATGATTACCTGTACGTAAATTAAATGGACTTTCATACTCGCAACTAATTAAAAACGTTCTTGCTAGTTCTGGCAATTTCCAATCACTTGCTGTTATATGTGTGCTACCTTCCCAAACATCACAACCTGAACAGTTGTAAACACGTTTTGCAAGATTATATATTTTTTCAGTTATCTGTTCAACAGTCTTAGGTTTATCACTACCTGTAACAAGATACACATCATTTTGTCGACAAAATGTATTAAAGAATATTTTAAATTCTGTATCAATTAATCCGCGGCTTGGTGTTAGTGTGCCGTCTACATCAAATATAAACTTATTCACAAACTCTTCTCCTTAGATCACTCGAGCTAAAACGATGATCTCTTTTATTAAAATGTAAATCTATTTCACGTTTGCGACAAATATCTTTGCCTGTAAAATCTTTATCGCGATATTCTTCTCCAAGTATTCGTACATCAATTGGGTACATACTAAGAATGTCTTCTAAGTCTTCTTCAGTGCCATAAGGAATAATTTCATCTACATATTCAACACCTTTTAGTTGTGTATAACGCTCTACTACTGTTTGTACAGGAGCGTTCTTGTCTTTTCTATCAATACTAGGATCAACTTGTAATCCACATATGAGATAGTTGCATTGTTCTTTTGCTTCACGCAACATAATTAAATGTCCTGCGTGTAGTAAGTCAAAAGTACTACAAGTAAATCCTACTTTCATTTATGTCTCCTTCCGTCAAATGCACAAACAAAATAAAGTTCTTCACTTGCACTATGTACACGATGGAATACACCATCTTGAATTAGAACAACATCTCCGGGCTCAACCGGAAACCACTCGTTATCTATTTCCATTTTGCCTGTACCTTCAATAAAATAATATATTTCTTCTTGACCTTCGTGCTTGTGTCCTGATGTAGATTTGTTTGGTTGCATACGTGTGCTACTAACTACAAGGTTCTTTAATGTTATATTATCTTTTACAACATATCGTTCATCTTGTTTAACAACTTTGCCGCCTATGTCACTTATGCTAACTTTCATATTACTCTCCGAATTCAAATAGACTACCAAATGTTGTATTTTGCTTTGTATCCTCTAGCGGATAGTTAAGCACACCAATTAAGTTATCTAGTTTATTATCAATAATAGTTTCTGCCATTGCTGAATCATCAAACGGCAGTTCTTTAAACCAATCCGGAATACGCAATTCATCTGTTGGATAAGCAACACTTGTATAGCCTAGCGGATTTTGTTTTAGTTTACAAACAATAACTTTCATTCCGTCAACAACTTCTTGTGAATACTTGTCTCCGTTCATACGCTTCAATGTATTCCAATTGATACTTGCTCTAACGTGTCCAGGCATGTTTGCTTTGCCTTGCTTTTCTTCTAAGCGTCTGTAGTGTCCAACTTTGTTTGCACGTTTAGGTGAACCTTTCTCCCAACCAGGACGCTCGCTAAACTCCTTACGGAATTCTGTAATACGTTGTAGTACATCTACTTGTGGAGCATCTGTTAGTACCATATGTAATAGTTCACTTAAAAACTCCTGCATAAACACAGGTGTATCTGATCGACGTAAGTCTAAGCCCATTGCTTTTACTTTACCTGGCTTACCGTCAGTGTCACTTCTAAAGCCTTCAATGTCATACACTAATGCCGCATAACGTTTCTTAGTAATAAACAATCCGCTTTCTGCAACAATTTCTCTACCTGCCGCAATAACATCTGAACGACTCTTTGGACAATGAAATGCTCCTTGCATAAACTCCGGAAACGTTTCATTTGCTGCTTCGCATACTTGGTCATATAATTTAATTACATTGTCTTTGTCCCAAGGTATTTGTCCTGCATCAATTTGTTCTTTAAGTGTAGGATATCCACTAAAGTAACAAGAGTCAGTATCACCATATATCATTGCTTCGCCTACATGATCATATGTGCCTGTGATAACTTTGTTTACTTCTGCTGACATATGCTTAACAATAGTACGTCCTGTTAGCGTAGTAGATTGTCCAATACGTTTGTCAAAGAATCTACAACCTGGATTAAGAATAGCACCATACAAACTGTTTAAGTTAATCTTTTTAACAAGTTGTCGTTTATCCCAGTACTCAATTTCAATTGCATTACCAGCATCTTTTGCTTTCTTTAATTGTGCTTGTAGTTCTTTACGTTCACTGTACCAACGCTTTAGGATACCTGGAATAACACCTTCAAACTCTGTAGTAAAGATAGTACCATTAGCACTAAGCATCCAAGGCATTTGACTATCAAATATCAACTGATACATTTCTGCACCACTTAGTGTATCTACACGCCCATCTTCCCAGTCAATAGTTAGTGGAATATCTTTACGCTTTTCCATAACTGCTTCGTATTCTTCTGTACTAAAGCGTCCTTCCCAACTACCTGCAAAGCTCTTCTTCTTTAGCCCCATATCTTCTGTTACACGAGCATCTGAAATGTCTGGACGTATTTGTCCTATAACAGTTTCTGGAGCCATATTCAATGCACGAATTACTGAAGGATATAGTGAATTTAAATCCATTGAACCTATCCACTTGTGTAAGCCCTTCTTAGGAAATGCAACGTATGCACCTGCGGCTTGTGTATTCTCATCATCACGTTTTGCTCTGTTAGGAACTTGCAAGCCTCTGTGCCAGGCTTCATTAACAATAGCTTGTTCTGTAACAGCAACAGCACCCATAGTGGTCTGTAGCATAACAGTATTAGCATGTGCAAGTTCGTTACTTAGATCAATAAATCTTAGCTTTTTGTCCAGCTTGTCCAGTAGTGCGGTATCTTGTATGTTGTATTCAATGAACTTTCTAAAGTCATTGTTGTACAATTGATCCAAAGTGCCTTCATATGGAACTTTGTTCTCTCCAACTTCAATTTCGCCAATAGCATCAAGTCTATATGTGTGTCTTTCTTCATACGTATATTTACGATATAAATTCAAACTATCTAGATGCACTCTACCTATTAGGTCAAAGGTTACAGCTGATTTACCATACTTTTCATATTCACGTTTCTTAGGAAGTTGTCCCCACAAACAAAAACGTCTTGTGTCGTCTTTGCTTAATACACGACTAGTTCTATTTACAGTATACGGAATATCATATCCTTCACTGTTCCAACCTGATAAAATATCAGCATCCTCAATCAGTGTTAAGAAAGTGTCAATCATTTCACCTTCTTTTTCAAACAACATTACATTGTCAATGCCTTCAAGTGTTTTTTCAGCTTGCTCCATAGTAAGTGTTTTGGGAGGTACTGCTAAACAGATCATTGTTTCCATCCACTGCAAGTACACACTTATACTTGTAATAGGCATAAACGGATCACTAGGATCAGCAAAGCCACGCTCTGGATCAAAGTCTGTCTCAATATCAAAGAATGCAACGTTTAGTTTAGGAGCATCTTGATTAAGATAGTTTTCACTTAAACATTGGAATATAGGATTAATATCGCTTTCGAATAGTTGCTTATCTCTGTTAATAGCAACTTCTTTTCTAAAGTCTTTTGTGTTCTTACATACAACTCGTGTTAGCGGATCGCCATATACGCTTTTGTATTTGCCTCTAGGGTCTTTGTAATAAAATGTGTATTTTGCATTATACTCACGGAACTCTCGTTTACCGTCTTTGCGTTCTACGACTCGAATGATGTCAGAATCGCGATCAAATAGTGCGTCTACGTAACTCATGTTTCTCCTACGTTGCTTATGGCCAACTTAACCTTCTACATGCCTAGCTATTGCTTTTGGCGTTGTTAATACTTATCAGAACAACAAGCCCGCAACATAAATTACGGTTAAGCCTGCGTTCATTACAATAAGACTTTTTTCTTTCCACAGGATACCAACAAGTATCCATAAACTGTTGCTAATAATGAATGCCCAAATGTATAAAGGGTAAACATTAAATGCGGCTAGTGTAGCGGCTGTTAGTAAACATATTGTTGCCACCCACGCTAACCATTGATAGGGTTTTACCACCATAGTGCGGCAACTCCATATCCAACTACATTAATAACAGCAAAATATCCTGTTAGTAACATAACCCATGCCGCGCCTCTGCGTACAGCCGCGTAGCATTGTGTAACCGATCCTACAAAGAAGAACGGATATATAACTAGCATGTTTGGATCTACAGCATTAAATGCCAAAGTCAAACTTGCTATAACCGTAAATATAAAACTTATTAATTCGAATCCAAAAGCAACCTTATCACTTTTATAACTATTGATCCAAAATTCTTTAATTTTTTGCATTATATTTTGTCTCTACCAACAGTAACAACTAATGTTTCTAAGTCGTCAAACTCGTCAGCAACTTTATTCCATTCACCTTTTTGTGCAATTTTAATTGCTTTATTAATTAAACTTGGTTTGATATCAAGTTCTTCTGCTACTGCTTTTACAGTATCTTTTAAACCAGCAGTTAGGTCTTCTACTTCTTGTAATACAGTTACGCCTTCATTAACAAGACGTTCTAGTTTTGCTTTCTCTTCACCGCCATAGGTACGTTCACTCATAAGTTTCTCCTTAGTTTCCATTTATTATACATGATTTAATGCTAGTTGTCAAGTCTTTTCTGCCAGGCTTCTTCAAAACCTACTTCATATTCGTCCAAAGGAGCGCCGTTGCTTCCATCTATCCACAGACGGCGAAAATATCCATTATAACTTGATAATATTGTTGCATCAGAAGTATTAAGATGACCTTTTACTAACCAAAAAAGTCTACTTGCTTCCTTTAGATCTGGCTCTGTCACTACTAACTCCTTTAATTAAATGGTTGACTAATTTCAAAACCTTTTACATCAGCTTTATAGTCGTAGTAGTCTCCTAAATAAAAGTATTCAAAACCTAGTCTTTTGTATCTTGCACATTCACTTCTTAAACTTTTGTATCCTAATTTAAGTTTAGGATCTTTATAATTCCATGCAAATTGATCTGCTGACACTGATAGTTGGCTGGGGTAAAGCAAAATTAAACTAAACGCAACGAGCTCTCCTTGAGTATTACGATAACCTACTACTTCTGTATTTGTTTGTTTTATATCTTCTATAAACAACGGCATAACACTGTCAAATCCTTTATACATAGAATAATCTCTATATATTGAATTGATCTCACCATAGTGTGACTCATCAAGTAGTTCGTGTTCTATTTCTTTATAATTTGTTTTTTCTAATTTAACTCTAGTATACATTAAGTTTCCACAACATCATTGTAATATTCTTTGTCCCAGTTTTTATAATAGCCTTTGTTCTTTAACCATTCTCTAGCTGTATTTAACTTTGATTTCTCTTGTATTAATACAAGTCCGTATGTTCCTTGATTTAATATTTTACCATCTACTTGTTCTATTTCTTCAGGATGATCTTCTAATGCAATGTAACCTCTGCTGTCTAATAAAGGTTTAGTTTTTTCTATAATTTGAGATAACTCTGTAGGAGTTATTCTATTTGGATTAAAACACAAAACTACAACTTCTTTACCTTTAGGCCAGTGGTATGTATAGTTTTCTAGTTCAGCTGCAATCCACATTTTAATTTCAAATGTTTCATTCAAATAGTGTGTATGCACTGCTCCGTCTAGCCATGCTTTTTTAGCATAAGGACAAGGAGGTAATTTATTAAATGTGAGGGAAGGTGTACTTAAAAATTCAGTAATCCATTTGGACAAAGACTCATTAACTTGTTCGCTTAGCCAGTTCTCTGAAAAGTCTTTCTTTGATAGATTCTTCTTCTTTAGATTTTTCACTGTCATCGTCTTTAGATTTTTTACTGTCATTGTATCCTAAAGTTTTATCTGTGTCTTTACTCTTTAGCAGTCTATCCATTGCTTGAAGTCTTGTTCTAAGTGCGGGATTTTCAATAATAGTTGCAAATAATTCAACATATGGTCGTAATGCATCTTGCATAGCAGGTTGAAGTTGTTCACCCTGTACTGCTCTTTTTAAAGCAGTGCCTACTAACATAGCACTATCATCTGATACATCTAATGACTTAACTCCTTGTGCCAATTGAGCTAAATTTAACGGATCAGAATTATCATCTTCGACAAGTTTTTGTTTACTTTCTTTAAGTGTTACACCTGCTAATTTAGCAAAGTCACTTATGCTGTAATTACCTTCAACTGGCATAGCACCTTGCGGTACATTTACGCTTTCTTGTACAATGTTTTGTGGAGCTCCAACACTTTGTTGCGATTGACCTTGCATAGATGCTATCATCTTTGCTTTGTCAGCAGCTCGATCAGTTGGTTCTATTTGAAATAGTTTTTGTTGGAGTTTATTGAAATCCATGTTAGGCTAAGCCTTAACGCATTTGTTTACACGTTTGCCTGCGTTCTTGCCAGTACCGGCTTGTGTACCAGCTCTCTTGTAGCCTTTCCAACACTTATCAGGACCAGCTACTTCATCTAGCTCTTCTTCTGATAAATCTAATGTTGTGTAACTTGGCTTGCCACAATCTTCGCAAGTATTACCTTTGTCTGTTTTAGTTTCTAACATTGCAGATAGTCCGTCTTTGTAACTAGTCTTTTTTGCTTCGGCAACTTTACCTTCAGCAAATTTCATGTCATAATCTAAGCTATGGAATACACTACTCATGTAATCAGCAGCTTTAGTAATTTTAGCTTGTTGCCACCCTTGCATACCTTCTGCTTCACTTACACCTTTTAGCATTTCGTGAAGTTTGATAGAATATTTTGCAATTTTGTATAGATCAGAACGTGCCATTTGAACTTCGTGATCCATCTCGGCTCTTGCAGCCAGGTCACCCAAACCTTCGTTTGTTTTCTTTTTAATTTCTTTATGACGCATTATATCACTCCGTTTTATATATTTAGTTCTTTTTCTTAGTCTTCTTTTGTTTTTTGTTTGGTGTAGATGCCCTACTAATTGTGCCTATACCACCACTTGCAAAGCCATTTGGTGTAGATGCAACAGCACCTGCACTTGTACCACCTGCTGTAGCAGTTTCACCAATTTGTGCATTTTCAGCATCTCTATCTTTGATATGCTGTCTATTTTTTGCTTCTAATTGATCTCTGATGCTTTTTAATAATGCACCAATGTCAGTTTCTCTTGTAATTTTGTATTTTCTTATTAACAGATCTCTAAATGCATCTTCTTGTTGCGAAAAACCTCTACCATACAACAACGCTTCTATTGCGTCTGCATCATTCATTAAATGCTTACCGTCGTAGTTTTCTAGTCCTTTGTAATTAGGGTCATAACCAACATCTCTAGATGCAGTGTTGCCTCTAATCATTTCGCCTTCTGTTACTTCAAATACTTTCATAATACTATTTATTCCTTCCGGACTTCATATTGGCACACCAATGATACATCTTAGCCTTTTCACCACTTGCTTTTTTTGCTTTAGCTCTTAGTTCAGTTACGCTACCGTTACAACTAGCACCAGACTTCTTTACTCTTCCTGGCTTGCTTTTACCACTCTTCTTGCCATCAGCAAAATTTTCAAGTATTCCTAATATTTGATCTTGGTTATATTTGCCACTAACAAAGGCTTCTTTTGCCATTTTAGTTGCTGTTGCATACATAACTGCGTCAGCATCTTTACCATAACGTTTTTTAAAGTCGTCTTTATTCTTTTTCATACCCATAACGTTTTTTTCTTTTTTCTTTTCTTCGCCTTTAGTAAGCTCACGTTCTTCTACAGGCTCTTGCATATGCTGTTTAATATTTTGTGCAGTTCTTTCAAACTTATGATCTTTATGTTTAAATCCTACGCCTCCAGCAGCTTCCCAACTTTGAATATTTTTACCATAATCATCAATTAGTATATTAGGTGTACCGTCTGGTTGTGTAGCATATTGGGGTTTGTTACTTGTAATAATTATTTCTTCAGGTGGAAAAGATACTAAATGTTTCTTAATCCATTCTTTTTTGTGAGGTTCTGAATTAGGATCACCTGGTAGAGGTGAACTACAAATACTATAAGAACCTTTTACTTGTTTAATTAAATTTAATAAATTTTTTGCATTTGCAGTTACAGGAATTTTAAGCCAAAAGTCATCAGTATCTCTAATCTTTTGAAGTGCATCACTAATTTGATGTTCTTTATCTATATTGCGCCAGTCGTCTACGCCCATTAAGTCGCCCCAAGCATTAAAAAAGTCCGCTAATACACCATCCATATCAACATAGATTTTACTTGTGTTTGCTAATTCTTTTGCTTCTTTTAAACTTTCGCCTTGTAACATTGCTAAAAACTTTTTATGTTTTTTGCTAAAAGTATTTTTTGCTTTTTTAGGATCTGACTTATACATGCGTAACCATGCTTTATATTGTGGATCAGCATTAAGAGTTGAACTTAACCAAGATCTAAAACTTTCAGCTAATCCTAAATTAAACAATACGTTTGTACTAGAACCTTTTACTTTTTTACTTAGAGTTGGTGGCCGTCCGTCTTTGTCTACTGTGTTACCAAACTTAGCCGCTTGTATTTTAATTTCGTTAGGACCTACATCAGCAGTTGTGTTAACACCTTTTACAATACGTCCGTCTTCGGCTAGTTTAATATCTTTGTATCTCATTTTTTGCGTCCTCTAAACTTCGGTACGCCTGTCATATGCGGAAGTGTAAACCATAATTTAAACCATTCTAGGTCGCCGGGTTTAATATTATCTTTACGCATTTTTTTTACATTTGCATTTGCTGCATCGCTGAAGTTCTCAAGAGAATATTCTGTGTAACCTTTAAATTCGTTTACGCCAGCAAGTTTCTTAAGTTCTTCAATACTTGAATACATTATCTTTTTATGCCCATCTTAGCAAGAGTAGCAGTGTTAGCTTTTTTAAAATTACTTAGATCTTGATCCTGATCTTTTTTCAAAGCTGCAAGTTTATCATACTTTTTTGGATCTTTGCTATTAAGGCTATGTTTTTTACCGGACAACGTGGTCGTATCTATTGTGTAGCCTTTGTCTTTGTCAATGCTTACACCCATACTACCGCTTCTAATTGATGTATTATCACCACTTATAAGTTTGCCACCCATATCATAAGTACCTTTTTGATCTATACCTGCCCCGTCAATAGTAGTACCAAAGTTTACTGTAATTCTTTGTTTAATAGGATTATGTGTTTGTACCAATCCGCCAATTTTTGGAGTCATATATAACATCAACTTGCCTTTTGGTGTAAAAATATATGTTCCTGCTCCACTTTTAACACTTCTATTACCTTTTGGAGTAGTACCAGTTTGTGTACCATTTTCATCTGTGCCATCTGGACCAGTAGGTGCTTGTGGAGGAGTAGGCATTTTAATTACTTTAATTTGTTTAGGTAGACCTTGTCCGGGTTTTGTACCTGCTTCGCCTAAACCACCAAATGCATCTAATTCTTTATTTTTTGCTGTTTTTGCATACTGCTTTGATTGGGCAGCTTGTTTTTTAAATGTTGGCATCTGTGCTTGTATTTGATCAATTGATTTTTGTAAAATAGGAGTATCTGGATCCTCTGGAAAATTTGCAACCTGCTGTTCATATGCTGAAAGCATTTTTGACATAAAGTTATACATTTTTGTACCTATATCTAATTTAGCAAGTCCATTTGCAATTTGCTCCATATTCGCTAAGGCACCTTTCATATCACCTTGCTTAACTTTTTGTAGTCCTTGTTGAGCAGAAACAGTTAATTGATTTAAATCATTTATTTCTGCTTCTTTTATACCTTCGGCATGCATTGCGGCCATATGCTTTTTATATTTTTTAGTACCTTTTTTGTGTGGACTTTTACCTTCTGTAATACCCATACCTTGTCTTACTGCAGCAAACATTTCGTCTGCTAGTTTAGGTTCTGGAACACCTTGTTTAAATGATTCTAAATCATTATCAGCTGCTGCTTGACGCATTTTACTTGCACTCATGCCTTCAGCACCATCTGCATCTGGATCACGCTCACCTGCACTTATAACTTCAATTGATTTAAATGTAAAATCTTTGCCGTTGTATTTGTTTAAAAGTTCTTCAAATGCTTGTACACGATCACTACCTGCAACATAAATTAATTGTTGATATCCTAGTGATTCTATTTTTTGTACTGCTTGTATAATTGTTTTTACTTCTGGATTTCCTATTGTTATATTAGGAAAGAAAAATTTTGCATAGCGTAGTTTATCTTCAAATGATAAAGGATCTGTTTTAGGTTTTTGACTTTGACTTAAGAATATAAAAGGATCGCCTGCTTGACTTTTAATAGCATCAACTAGTTTAGCATGTCCAATAGTTGGAGGATTCATGCGACCAAATGCCATTACTGCTGTTGCTGGTGCTTCAAATAATTCTCTTAGTCTCATTTGTAATCGCCTTGTTTGATTTGTTCCATTTCTTCGCGATATATTTTATCAATTAATGCTTTTCTGTCATCTTGCTTAAATAATTCATCTGGATGACGTACTACGTTATATTTCTTACAATAACTATTAATACCTTTTTCAACCATTGGTCCAATAAACTTCATAGGATTAACTTTTGATCCTGAATTATGTGTATCAGCACACTTTGACATTGTAGGAAAATATTGACTACGATAAAATGAAGGATCGTTCTTCATGTGTACATGGCAGTCGTCGACAATATCGTATGCTAAACTATCATCATGTTGTAGTTGTAGATCACCTAATTTCATTCTGGCTGTCCTGACTGTTGTGCTGTATAATATTGTAAAAATTCTTTGTGACGTTTGTGCATTGCTGCAACGTCTTTATTTTTCATATACATTTTCAACCATCCTTTATAATGAGGATCGTCTTTTAATTCTTTTTCTTTATCTTTAAAAAAGAAATCTAATATACCTTCATCTAAATCTGTAATTTTCATAATTTACCACTTCCTGCAAGACCAATATCTTGCTTTATGACGTGGACCAGGATTATCACAGTTGTGTCTTGCACGGAAAGAACGTCTTGCTGCTGCATTATTCTTTCTAATTTTCATTGCCTTGCCTTTAACACTGCTTCCACCGTGTCCAAAGTTAACCTTAACTACATTACCTTTTGGATTTTTAACGTAAACTTTAAACTTTTTAGTGTCGCCTTGCATAGGCTTGCCTAGTTTAACTTTACGTCCTTGGTACTCTGCTTCGTCAATAACATCATCTTCATTGTACCACATAACACCATACTCTGCAAAGAAATCGTCATCATCGTCATAGGTTTCTTCATCTTCGTTTATTTCGCCGTCTGCAGGTACATATACATCAAAGTCGTCATAACCTTCAGAAAGCAAATAGTTGCTCAGCTTCTGAGCATATTCGTCTGATTCTTCTACAGATAATTGTCTAGATATAGGTATTTCAATAACTGTTGTGTCTAAATCAGTATCATATGTTTCGTAAATAGGAAAGATAGATTCATTTAATTTCTTAGTTTCTTGTTTTTCCATTACAACTGTTATAATATGTTCCATTGTCGTTCCTTAATGATTAAGCAATATACTGCTTACAGTCCCGTCGGTCCAGTTGCTAATATACGCTCTTACCCACACATAATTACCTGTAAAATTAAGTAAATGTGTGCCGGTATAATATTGACCGCTGTCATCTGTGCTTGTTAAATTAGTTCCAGTAACAGTAAACCAGTCAGCATCTCCAGGAACTACAGCAAGTGTTGCCTGCAAATCTATTGCACCTTGAAATCCTGATACTGTGTATTGTACTGTGTGTAAACCGTCACTACGTCCATAGTAACCGTCACCTTTGTATTTTTCACCAGTATGGGTTTGTATAGAACTATCCCCTACATGCGTTTGACTTGATAATATTGTTTCACTATTGCTTGGCATAATGTTATTTATCAAGATCTGTACGTTTAATTATTTTATCAATACGGCGTATCTTATTCAACATTAGGTTACATAACTGTAAAGTTTTCTCATCTCTAGCGTAAAAGTAGTAATTTTCTCCGCTTTGATTTTGTGCTAGGGCGTTTAATGCAACGTCTCCTATCTTAACTTGATTAGAATTCACACTTGCCCAATTAGCAAAGCCAGTACAATTAGTAGTATTACCTAAAGTAACTTTGTATTGATATGCAAAATCATCATCATCAATAATAATAACTCCTGGATGTAATACACCTTTATATTGTTCGCTAGGTTCGTGGAAAGAAGTTATTCTTTCAGGATTAACTATACTAGTAAGTTCTAATAATTTAGGTTTGTTATTACTATATAGACTCATAGCATTATATTCTATTCTCATCATATAGTCATCTAAACTTTTTAGCCAAGAATATACATTTCTAGCATCAATAAATGTATTTTCGTCAATCACTGTTACCTTGCGCCAATTCGACATTTGAAGTGATCGTCCTGCTTCGTAGTCTTGTTGCAGTTTGTCTAATATCTTTACTGCATATCTAAAGTTTTTATTTCTAAAGATATGCGATAAAGAATTAATTATTACAATTTTATATAGATATTTGTCGTAAAAAAGTTTATTCGTGAGTTGCTTCTGCAATTACTGTCTCCTTGTTGCATTCTAATATCAATGCATCATCCTGTACAGTTATATTTACATTACCACCGTCTTTTAATTTACCAAACAATAATTGTCTTGATAGTGGACGTTTGATTTCTTTATCAATTACACGCTGTAAAGGTCTTGCACCCATCTTTTTATTAAAGCCTTTTTCGACAAGATAATCTAATGTTTCGTCACTTATAGTAACTTTAACATTTTTATCTTTTACCATTTCAATTAGTTCTAATAAGAATTTACCAACAATTTTTAACATTACTTCTTTACTTAATCTACCAAAAGTAATTGTAGCATCTAATCTATTACGGAATTCAGGTGCAAAGTAACGTTTTAGTTCAGTATCTTCGTAACCATTTTCAATTTCATCTCCAAAGCCTATTGTATTTTTCTCAGAATCTGCTGAACCTAAGTTTGTTGTTAATATTAGTATTGCATTTCTAGCATCTGCTACCTTACCGTTAGATCCAGTAAGTTTACCACTGTCCATTAGTTGCAATAAAATTTGTGAAATATCAGGATGTGCTTTTTCTATTTCATCTAATAGTAATACACAATTAGGATTTTCTTGTAACTTAGTTATTAGTATTCCTGCATTTTCTTCAAATCCTACATATCCTGGTGGCGAACCTATAAGTTTAGACACAGCATGTTTTTCTTGGTATTCACTCATGTCTAGTCTTACTAGTTGTACACCTAAATGTGTTGCAAGTTGTTTTGCTGTTTCTGTTTTACCTGTGCCAGTTGGACCCATAAACACAAACGAACCAATTGGTTTGTCATCTGGTTTTAATCCTGCTTGTGCAACAAGTATTTTGTCTACTAGACTTTCTAATGCATCGTCTTGTCCAAACACAGTACCTTTCATATTCTTTTCAAGATTTGCAAGGTTGTCAGTTTCACGTTCTGCTACTTGTTCTGCTGGTAAATTTACAACTTTACTAAGCTCAAACTGTATTTCTCTATCAGTAACAATTTTATTTTTCTTTTGATTTTTTAGATTGAATCTGCTACATGCAAGATCTATCAAATCAATTGCTTTGTCAGGTAGTTTCCTATCTGGCTGATATTTTATACTTAATTTAATTGCGGCTTCGATAGCATCTTCTGTAATTTCTGTGTTGTGATAGTCTTCATAGTATTTTTTAATACCTAAAAGAATGTCTGTTGCAACTTCTTTAGAAGGTTCATCTATAGTTACACGCTGGAAACGTCTCATTAACGCACGATCTGCTTCAAAATATTTTCGGTATTCTTCCCATGTAGTACTTGCTACAACTTTAATATCACCTTTTGTAAGAGCAGGCTTTAACATATTTGCAAGATCATTTGCTTGTCCTTGACCACCTGTACCTGCACCGTTCATCATATGTGCTTCGTCAATAAACATGATAGTTTTACCTTTTTTCTTAAGGCCTGTTAACACTAGTTTAAAACGTTCCTCAAAGTCTCCACGATATTTACTACCAGCAAGCATAGCACCAATGTCTAGCATGTAAACATTATACTCTTTTAAGAACTCTGGTACTTGGTCATTTTCAATATTCCAAGCCATACCTTCTGCAATAGCAGTTTTACCAACACCTGGATCACCTACAAGTAGTACATTGTTTTTCTGTCTACGTCCTAATGCTAATGCGATACTATCTAGCTCGTCTGAACGACCAATAACAGGATCAACTTTGTTCTTTTTTACTTCGTCGTTTAAGTTTGTTGTGAATGCACGTAATGCTCGCTGTGCTTGTCCAGACATTTCTTCATCCTCAATCTCACCTGCAATTTCGTTTGTGATATAGTCTGCAAAATCTTCTTTCTTGATACCGCCTTTTGTAAGATAAAAATATGCATGTGTTTTCTTTTCACTTAACATACTTAAAAGTACATCTGCTAATTCTATATTATTTCGACCAGCAAATAATACTTGTGTAAATGCTCGATTCAATACACGTTCTACTGTTTGTGTCTTTTTAGGTTTATATTTGTCAGCAGTTATAACAATATCTTGTAATTGATCTTTAAGATAATGTTCAAGATTGCTTTTTATATAATCTACATCTGCTCCATAGCCTTTTACAGCATTAAAAAATGAGTCTGAACAAAACATTGCAAATAGCAAATGCTCTAACGTAACATACTCGTGTTGCAATTTCATCGCATCTTTAATCGATTTATCAAATACTGCTTGTAACTCTTTTCCTGGTTCAACCATTTACTGTCCTTTTTTCAAACTTTTTTGCTTTTTTCATAGCCATCTGTAATTTCAACTTAGATACTCTCTGATCAAAAGTAATACCTTGCAGATGATCATATTCGTGTAAAAAACATCTTGCATCTATGTCGTTAAGTTTAAGTATACACTCTTTATTATCAATGTCAAGGAATTGTGCAACCAATTCCTTCGGTCTTGCTATTTTTAATACCAAATTTGGATAACTTAGACATCCTTCTGGTGCTAATTCTGTTTCAGTACCTACTTCTCTTATGATAGGATTTATAACTGCAAAGGGTTTTGTTACATCAGCATTCTTTAACGGTCGTATTACAAATATTTGTGCATCTATACCTACTTGATTAGCACTGAGACCTATGCCTTGTTGAGCCATCATAATTTGGCACATTTCTCCACTGACTTGTTTTGCATCCATTTTATCAAAATCAAACGGTTGCATTGTTTTTTCTAAAAAGTCATTTGGTGCTTTTATTAACTGCATTTTTTACCTCTTCTATTTTATTTAATATAGTTGCATCTTTTATTTTAGGAACTGTGGCTTGTATTTTTACAAGAACATTACCTTGTTTATGTGTTCTGTTGTTAGGAGCACCGTGACCTGTAATACTAAACACTGTTCCCGGCTTAGTTCCTATTGGAATATTTAAACTGAATGATTTATTTGTTGGTAATTTTATGTCACATTGCCCACCTAATAATAAATCAAATACATCTACATTTACAGATGTTATTAAATTGTCTCCGTCTCTTTCCCAGTCTCTGTTTGGTCTAATTTTTATTACAATATCTAAATTTCCGCGACCAACTGTTGTAATACTATCGTCACCTAGGCCTGTAAATCTTATTGTATCACCGTGTCGTACACCTTTTGGTATTGTTATGTCTGCTACTTCACGTTTACCACTTGGTAGTTGATATGATGCACTTACGTTTTTGCCTGTAAAAACATCTTCTAAGTCTATATTATATCCAATACGTATATCTTTGTTTCTAGTATGTCTTGCTTTTTGACCGCCGAAATAAAAGTCTTGGAATACAGTATCAAATTGATTACCAAATCCACCAAAAGGGCTTGCACCCCTGCCCATATTATTTGTGTTGAAATTAAAGCCTTCTCCTCCACCATTTTGTTGATGGTCATACATACCTCTTTTTTGCGGATCTTTAAGAGTTGAATATGCTTCGTTTATTTCTTTAAACTTAGTATCATCACCACCTGTTCGGTCAGGATGGTGTTGCATACTTAATTTTTTGTATGCTGATTTGAGATCTTTTCCTGAGGCAGTTTTTGACACGCCTAGTATAGAGTAATAATCCATACTAATACTTATCGTGGTTATTTTTTAGATTTACTAGATCCGGTATAAAGCCCAAACCATGCCGCGCCGGCACCAACAACAATACTAACAAGACCACTTTGTTCAAAACTTGGAGCAGGTAACTCCATAAACCATATTACTACTTTATATAATAGTACAATGTAAACAGTTAAAAACATTCT